ATGCTAAGACCCGCGTAGAGAGACAAGAGACTCGTGTATGGGCAATTGAGCAATTAATAAGGTTAGAGGCATTCCTAGACCCTCGGATGTACGAGTGTGCAGACTATTACGCATCATCTTATGCTTCTCAGGTTGTAGAAGATCTATATACACTATGGGTTGAGTGGAAAGAAGATAATCCCACGAGTAATCCCCAAGTAATAAACCGTATGTAGAGTTATGTCCCAGAGATTCACAACAACGTTAGAAGAGGATGATTTAGGAGATTTGATATTAACAATACCCTATGAGGTATGTGAGGAGATGGGGTGGGATATTGGTACAGAATTAGAGTATGAACTTGATGAACAATCGTTTATTTTAAAAAGGCATGACGAAACCGAAAATTGATCGCTGGGAAGATAATTCCGAAGCACACAAGATTATTAATGAATGTTTAGTATCATTAGCCGAGAGGTTAAAGAAACTAGAAGAGTATGTAATAAATATTCCAACGCCAGATAAGATTTTATATAAACCGAGTGGTGAAGAGGAGTATTTAAATTTAAAAGAGAATTATGATTTAATTTACAAGAGTATAAAGGAATTACAAGATGGGGTGTAAAACTAGTTATTCTTCAGGAGAAGGTAGTCCATGTTTTAGGGACGATCATTGTCAGACGAGTGTACCGTTACCAGCAAATCAAGCAACCACTGTAGAATTTCGTGAGTATCCACTTTCAGAGATTCGTGATAGTAATATCAATTATAAGATTGATAGGAGAGATAGTGTTGCGATTATGCATCCCAGTATTGCGTTACCCGCACAACCGTCGCCGCCTGAAGCAAGTGGTGCAACATGTGGAAAAGTGTTTAGACCAGCTGGATGTGTTGATATTAGTCGATGGGTATATGATTATGTACCTAATGAGTTATCGTTTGACTTAGGATTTAGTGATCGATATTTTTCGTATATGTATGACACTGCAGTGAATGCTGGTCATGTTGGTATTGCGTGTTATTACTTAGAGGACGAAACCACCACAAATACGTCAGCAAGTACTCCTCCTAGTGGTGGAGCACCAGGTGATCCTGGTTATAATCCAGGCAGTCCTGGTACATCAACTACAACCAGTGGTACTATTTGTAAACCATGTACAGCGTTTTCGTGTGCTCCAACTAAGACAAACATGAGTTATTCTGGTGTAGAAGACGAGACGGGTGACCCCGACGCGCCGCACGCCACGTTATTTGCAGTTGGTACTGATACAAATAAAGTTGTAGTATCATATGATTCGTTAAGTACTACCATACCAGATGGTGTTACTGATATGGAGTTTTCATATGATGGTGTAACTTATACTGATGTATGGGATCAGACAATACAAGGAGGTGTTGAGTACGAATCACCACAGAATCCATTTGTAACTGGTCAGAATCAGTTAACCGATTTTGAAGTTTATAATTTAGATGTTGGTCTAGCAACGGGATTACGAATCAAAATTAGGATTACATCCATTGCAGATGACACTGTAACGCCTGGACCCACTTACTCTGGTGTCAGATGGCAGATTACAGAACTTATGGACCCTGGAGCAGGGTATACAGTAGGTACAGTGATTCCTTTGACGTATGATTATACGACTCCAAGTAATACTGTAGTGACTCTGACAATGAATTTAAAGATTACTGGGGTTGGTCCTACTGTATCAGTAGCATCTCAAGCAGGATTTGAAATCTTAAGAAAGGGTGATACTCTTAATGGTCATGTAGTAACTCGGGCATATCATACTGATATTGATAATTTTCCTTATCATGTCATTTATTTGGATGGTAATGGTAATAATTTTGTTAAAGAAACTCAATATACATCCGATAGGAATCATGTAGTTACTGCAAAAGCAGGGTTTGGTATTGTAGATAGAGCAATATTAGTAGGCAAGTATGAATTCAACGACAAGTCTATACAATATAACACTGTAGATGTTGATAAGAATGCACCCGATGTGTTTAATACACTTGTACAACCCGTAGTTGATATCACAGTAAACAATAAAGGGAGGATAACTGGTGCCACAATCGTCTCTGGAGGTTCTGGATGGAGTGATAATGCTAATCTTGTGGTCAGTTCTCCGCAGGAAAGTACAAAGTTTATCTTAAATGAGGACGGCAATGTCGAAAAAGTGATTTTTAAAGATCAAAACAGCTCTAAAATCGCGAAATTGAAGGGAACTTTCAGTGGTGGAGTGCTAACTGCGGTAGATATTATCGATAGAGGGAGAGGATACAACGCAACGATCACAAATGTTGACGGAGATGGCAACGAATACGTCGAAGATAACCCTCCTATCGTATTTGTAGCGGATATTGTCAATTATAAAACGCAAACTACCCCAAATGCAGCGTATCGACCCGAAGACGCGGCAGATCACATGGATACTTTGAGTAAATTTCCTCAAGATATCTCTCCAGAACTCACAAATGAGATTTCTAGCGGATTTGACATGAAAGTTCAGTATGCTGATGACATTCCGAGAGCAAATCTCACTCAAAAACGCGATCCTGAGCGATTAAAGATCGATACACAACCGCAGAGACTATATTCTAAGGAAGCAGTTGATGAATATAGGGAAACTTATGAGTTAAAAGAGGATTTGACGGAACAAATCCTTGCTGTTGACTTTGATAGTAGTATTAAGGATGCTGTTTTGAAAGGTCACTTAGATGAAACCAACGAAAGGATCGCACATTCCGATGCATTGGTGCAAGAACAGATCCCTGATGTTACAATTGGTCCCGAAGCATTGATTGAAACAGTCCAAGGTACATTTAATGACCTTCCAGTTGCGTCAACCTACACTAAATACTTGATGAAACAATTTCGACCAGACTCAACTTCATCTATTATGATTGACGTTACTCTTAGTTGTGAGGTTGCTCAACCAGGTTGCGCTCATGTACCATGCACCCCTGTACCATCTGTAGGAAGCAGTACAACCAACGCTGATGGATCTACCACGACAACTACATATGCTGCTCCTGTAGGACCTCTGGGAGGCGGTTGTAGGAACTGGAGTGCAACTGGGGGTTTAGATATACTACATGATATGACGGGTTCTGGTAATACTTTTCGTGAAGCATGTGATGCATATGGAAATCCTTACACCACTTAGACTACTATGACAGCATTTGCCGCAATATACATGGGATCCTGTTCTGGACATGGAGCAGGTGCTGCAGGTTCTTGGCACCCAGGACCTGGAGGAGGACCTGTTACACCTTGTTCTCCTGGTAATCTACCTTCGATCACACATTTACCAGGTCCTGTCCATGATGTTATGGGACAATGGTTACCAACGCCACTATTACCATTAACTCCATTGGGAGCAGCCCGAAATGTCTTTATTAATGGTATAATTCCTATTGTAGACCAAGATCTACTCACACCTCACCCAACACTAACAGTTTATCAAGCAACTAGAACAGTTGGTAAATGTACCATTGTGGCACCAACAAATGCCTGGTGGTGTCATACATATACTGGAGTAGGATCAGTAGCTGGTAGAGAGCCACCTACTGGTCATGCTCGTAAAGCATTAGCAACTACTAAATCTGTCTGGATTAATGGTAGGCGTGCTTGTAAGGTAGGAGATCCTTTAGGGGATGGTACAACTCTATTCCCATGCAGGTCTCTTATTGGTGGCGGGTCACCCAACGTTATTATCGGAGTTTAAAATGGCAACACGAGCAAAGTCCCCTACTGGGGCAAACATGATTGAAGCAACACCTAAGAAAAGTAGGCAAGGAAGGGGAAAGCATACAAAATATGCTGCAACCTCAAGGAATAGCGCCAAGAAGCGTTATCGTGGTCAGGGAAGGTGAATAAATAGATAAGATATATCTCATCGTGTAGATGGCATTAAAGGAACTAGGGGGAAAGGACTTTAAAAAGTCTCGATCTTTCTCCGACATTTTAATTTCAATGCAAAGGAATCCTTTTACGGATGATACCTCTGTTATTAAAGATGATAATGCCATCAAACAAGCAGTTAAGAATTTAGTACTTACGCAACCAGGTGAGAAACCTTTTCAACCGTTAGTCGGATCTAAAGTTTATAATCTCCTCTTTGAACCTCTAGATGCATTTACAGCAGATAGTATCAAGGATGAGATCATAAATACCATTAATCAGTATGAACCTAGGGTAGAACTTACAACTGTAGATGTTACTGCTATTACCGAGAATAACAAATTAAATGTTACTATTGAGTATAGGATTGTAGGGTTACCGATTGTTGAAACAATTTCATTTGTTTTACAGAGACCTGAATAATGCAACCAAATAATTTAACAGCTTTAGATTTTGAGGACATTAAAGCCTCTATCAAGTCATACCTAAGAACAAGAACCGAGTTTTCAGATTACGACTTCGATGGTTCTGCCTTGACATATCTTATTGATATGCTGGCGTATAATACTTACTACACCTCATTTAATGCAAACATGGCATTGAATGAGGCATTTTTGCAGTCGTCTACAGTTAGAGATAATGTTATTAATATCTCTAAACTTTTAAATTATACACCAAGATCAATTTCGGCGTCTAAAGCATGTTTGAAATTTAAGGTACAGACCACTCAGGTTAATGGTGTTTATCCTAGTTCTATTACAGTAAAAGCTGGCGCAGTTTGCACAGGTGGTAGTTTTATTTGGAATATTCTCAATGATATTACCGTTGCAGTTAATACAACTGATGGTTCTGCAGAATTTGACAATGTTACAGTTTTAGAGGGTTCTCTCCTCAATTTCACTTATATCGTAAATACGTTTGCTAGACAAGTATATACGATCCCATCTCAAGATGTAGATATCGATACTCTTACTGTTAGAATTAGATCTAACGAATCATCTACAGCATCAGACATTTATAGTAAAGTTGATATTGTTACTAATTTAACTTCTACTAGCAAATCATATTTCGTATCAGAAGGCGAAGATATGAGATATGAAGTTAAATTTGGAGATGATAGTGTCGGTAGAGCAGTAAAAGATGGTGAGGTTATTGATCTTCAGTATTTGACTACTGTTGGTTCAATTGCAAATGAAGTTGCTAGATTCTCATTCATAGGTAGATTGGTAGATTCCTTTGATACTGCATATTCTGGTTCAGTCGCAACAGTAACAGTCAAGGAGAGATCGCAGCAAGGGTCTCCAGCAGAGAGTATTGAGTCTATTAAGTACAATGCTCCAAGGTTCTATGCATCGCAGTATAGGGCGGTTACAGCGCAAGATTATGCATTGATTGCAAAGAAACTATACACCAATGCTGATAGTGTTGTTGCCTATGGTGGAGATTCTCTAAATCCTCCCGTTTATGGAAAAGTATTCATTACAGTAAGGACAAAAACAGGTTCTACACTTAATGATATTACTAAAAAGCAACTTTCTGCCGATTTAAGAAAGTATGCAATGGCTGCTATCGATCCAGTTATTATTGATCCTGATAATATCTACATTTATAATAAAATCTTTGCACTCTATGATACTGGAAGTGGATCAAATTCATCTGCAATTAAAACCAATATCCAGAATGCTATAGGTGAGTGGGCTAGTCAAGTTGCTATCAATAACTTTAACTCCACATTTAAGAATCAGGACTTTCAAAGAGCAATTAGTCTTTCAGATTCTGCAATTAGTGACGTTTCTGTTCAAACAACTCTTTTGAAGTATATTGAACCTACTACAAATCAAACAAACACATATTGCATTTCAACTGGAAACGCTCTTTATAATAGTGCTCCCAGTCAAGATGGTTCTGATGGTTCTGATGGATGTAAAAAAGAACCTATTCTATCATCGGGAACTTTCAGGACTTTTGATAGACCTGGTGTCGATCAACAGTTTGAGGATGATGGATATGGAAATCTTAGAACATATTACAATAGTGGCACTAAAAAGGTCTATACGAGTGATAGTGCAGGAACTGTAAATTATGATACTGGCGAAGTTTGTTTCGGTCCTATCAATCTTATCGGTGCAGGAGTAAATACCACTCCATCTACTAATCTCAATCTTTCAGATTCTGTTACTGGATCAGGATTGGTTATTGATCTAGATCTACTTCCAACTGGTCTTAAAATCCCAGTACTGCTCATTCCAGCAAACAGTACAACCATTCCTGCATCTACTCCTGGAACGATTATTAACATCATCAATCCTGAGGTTACAGTTGCCCCAATCGGCACTACTCCCCCTACTACTATACCTCTAAATAGTTTGACGCCAAGTGTATTCAATGCTATTCCAACTACCATTGAACTTACACCATTAGACAATAGCGGCTCCGTAAACACTTCTAGTTGTTTTTAAAAATAGATGGATATCAATAAGGTTTCAAACGTCTCCTCGTATCAAACTCCTCAGTTTATAGAGAGTGAGTATCCCCTATTCAATAAATTTATTGAATACTATTACCAGTCTCAAGAAAAGACTGGATTAGGACAAAATATCGTCAATAATTTTCTTCAATATCTTAATATTGATAAGTTGGATATCAGTATTCTTGATGGTGCTAGTAAACTTGTTGAACCTATTAGTGTAACTGATACAACAATTACTGTTGAGACTGTAGATCCTTTCCTTGAGAAAAATGGTTCTATTCTAATTGGTGATGAAGTAATTTACTATGAGAAGACCGTATCTTCTCCAAACATCGCATTAACCCCTGGTATTTCTTATCCTCAGGTTCAACTTAAGTGGGTTTTGCTTGCCAACAATATGGGAGACTTTGATGGTACGAGAACCATCTTCCCTTTAGTATCTCAAGATAATCCTATTGGTCCTTCTTCACCACAACACCTTATTGTAAAAGTTTACGGAAAAACTTTAACTCCAGTAGTAGATTATACTATTAGTGGAACTAATATTGTTTATGAAACTGCTCCTAGGACAGCATTAGCTTCTGATGATATCAGTACTACTAGTATCACATATTTAAATGGTTTTAGCGAAAATTCTATTGTAAAAGTTGATGATGTTTCTACTGCTTTTGGTGATAACAAAACTACGTTTGAACTGACTGTCAATAACCAAAAGTATGAACCTGTTGCAGATGAGTTCTTACTTGCCATTTATGACAATAGACTACTTGTACCTAAGGTAGATTATTTTACTGATGGATCTATTTTTGTATTCAATACACCACCATTGAATGGTAGATCTCTATCTTTATATTCAATTGAGGCACCCATTCCATCTTTTGGTTCTGGTGCTATTGGATATGCTAGGGTAAATGATAATGGAAATATTAGTTCTGTAATCCCAAGTACCAATGGTTCTGGGTATAGATTCGATTATCCTCCTAAGGTTAGTGTAAACTCTAGTGTAGGTTCTAGTGCTTCTGTAAAAACACTGGTAGATGGAATTAAGGAAGTTTCACTACTTAGTGGTGGTGCTGGATATAGTGAAAGTAATCCTCCCACTGTAAAAGTACAATTTCCCACAAAAGAGGGATATACAGAACCAACTTTAAAAGCAACAGTAACTAACGGAGAGGTTAGTGCTATTGACATTGTTAGTTCTGGTAGTGGATACACATTTACTCCTAGAATCACTTTTGAACAACCTGGTGGTGCTACAGTTGCCGCTCCGACCATTTCTAACGGTTCTATTAGTGGTACTATTAGTATTACTAATCCTGGTCAAGGATATACTACTCCTCCTTTGGTGTACATTGACGAACCCACTGGAACTGATGGTATTAAAGCATCATTTACAACTGTATTGACCGATGGTGAAATTACTGCTGTAAATATTTTAAATGCTGGTCAAGGTTATGAAACTGTACCCAGAATTGCTGTTATTGATCCTGTTGGAGCACAAGTTCTCGAAACCATAGTTGATGGAGATGGTAGAGTTATTTCTGTCGAACTTTTGTTTGGCGGTAGCGGATACACAGACGTTCCATCTGTGTATATTGTAGATAATCGCCAAAATGATGTTGGTACTTACATTGGGGGAACAGGTGCTACTGCAGTAGCAGCAATCTTCAATGGACAAATCACTGATATCAATATCACCAACTTTGGTTCTGGTTATAGTGCAGATAATCCTCCTCAAATTGTAATTCAAAAACCTGTTGATGCCAAAGCGTCTGCAGAAGTTGGACTACAGGAAGTTACAGGTTTCTCTGTTCTTAAATCAGGAACCGAATATACTAAAGCACAATTCCTTGGTTGTGCCAGAGCCGCTTCAGGTATTACTCAATATACGCAAGATGGTAATGCAGTATTCTCTAATAGCACTGTAGCAGCAGAAGGATCTGTTGATGCCCCTGTGAAGTGTCTAGATGCACTGTTTGTTAAGAGATTACTTGACAAGTATACTGAACAGTTCTTACCTGATGTTCCTGCACTTGATTATACTAAAATTGATGTACGAACATCGATTAAGACTATTAAAGACTTTTATTCTGCAAAAGGCACATCTTTTAGTATTGCATATCTGTTCAAACTTCTTTATGGAGAAACTGTAACAGTTTCATATCCTAAAGATCAAATCATCAAACCTTCTGCAGCAACCTGGTCTGTTGATACTGTTTTGCGTGCAACTTTGGTCAGTGGTCTTCCTGAAAATATTCAAGATGGTCTTCTTGAGCAAGTTGCTGATATCTCAGATCCAAATATTTTACAAGCAACGGCATTGATTGAGAACTTTATCTCAATTCAAACTGCCCAAGATACAATCTACGAACTTGCACTTTCAGAAGAAACGATTCAAGGTACATTCGTAGTTCCATATAAAACAAAACTTGCAGAACCTCTTAATACTACAGAAGGTATCATCACTGTTGACTCTACTATTGGTTGGCCAGAAAGAAACGGCGAATTTGTAATTTCAACAGGTGTTGGTTCTGAAGTTGTTCAATATAAAGAAAAATCATTAAACCAGTTTATTGAGTGTACTCGTTCTGTTAACGGTGTTGTAGAAGATTGGGACTCTGCTACTCAGGTATCGTCCAACTTTAACGTATTCATTAATAAAGGGACTGCTCAAGAAGTAGTATTGAATATTGTTGGTATTGTTGATGCTCAACAAACAACACTCACCGATACTGGTTCTTATTACTTACCAGGTGATAAACTATTAATCTCTAAATTGGGTGGTACTGGATCAGGTCCAGAACTCACAACTTGGTTGTATAATGTTAAAAAGTTGATCGAAGTAGGATCAATCACTTTTGGTGGAATTAATAATCAATCTGCCACTGTGACTTGTAACAATCCTCATGGTTTGTTAGTTGGAGACCAGGTTACGATTTATGGTGCAAATCCAATCGTTTATAACGGATCTTTCCTTGTAACATCCAGAGATAGTACTACTGTATTCCAGTATCAACTTCCTCAACCTGCAACAGTAGTTCCTCAAGGTAATATCCTTGTCTCTATTGATTTGAACAAAGGTAAGTCGGATAGTTCTGCAGTTAATAATGCAATTAGTCCTTATACAACTAATATTCAGAATACATTCTTCAATACCACAAATACCTATATTGCATCTACAGGTATTCCAAACTATAATATTGGACCTTTCCCTGGATCTGCGTTACTACCTGGCAACCAACGTAAATTAAATAGATTCCCAATCGTTCCTGTTACAATCTCAACCAAAAACTTAATTGTACCTGGTCCTATTGGAACATGGGTTAATGGTGTCTCTATTTGGTCTTATAAGTCTGATGTCACTAAAATCTTTGGTTCTGTAACATCAGTTGATATCACTAATGCAGGATCTGGATATGATGCTGCATTCCCACCAGCAATTACTATTAGTGGTGGTGAAGGGACTGGAGCAGCAGCAACTGCGACTGTTAATGGTTCTATTAGTGGGGTTACAGTAACTGAGGGCGGTTCTGGGTATACTTCCTCTCCATTGGTATCTATTGTTGGTGGAGGCGGTTCTGGAGCGTCAGCAACAGCAATTATCACAAAGGGTGTAGTTTCTAGTATTCTTGTTAACTCTGGAGGAACTGGATATACATCACAACCATCTATTACGGTTGTTGGTGGTGGGGGATCTGGTGCTGAGGGTACTGCAGCGGTTAGAGGACCAATTCAATCAGTCACTATCACTGATGGTGGAGAATCCTATACATCTAATCCTTCTATTGTCCTTAGTTCTGGTACTGGTGCCGTTGCACAGGCAATTGTCAACGATGGTCGTATCATTTCAATTGCTATCATTTCTGCAGGTTCTGGGTATACTACAGCACCAGAGGTAACTATCCAAGGAGATGGTTTTGGTGCTGTTGCTAGAGCAACTATTGATGTTGACGGAGAAAATGCTGGTAAAGTTACTAGGATTGAAATTATCAATAGAGGTATTGGATATAGTCAAGGTACGACTATTATCAACCTGAACTCTGTTGGTCAAGGTGCTACTTTTGCAGCAAATGTATTCCAATGGACTTATAACTTACAAGAGACGACAACTGTTGATGCCGCTAAGGGATCTGTATTTGAGGGATTCAATAATCAGTATGGTGGAGAATATGCACACCTTTCCAATCCTCAACGACTTAGATATATTTTAGGTGATAACTTATTTGTCAATGTAAATGGACAAATTCTTGAGCAGGATGATCAGTTAGCACACTCTCCTATTATTGGTTGGGCATTTGATGGCAACCCAATTTATGGACCTTATGGATATTCAGATCCTACTAATCAGGCTTCTTCAGTTTCTAGATTGGCGACGTCTTTCAGATTAAAGACAAATTTAGTTTATGACGAGATTACTAATCCAACTCCTACCAGAACTGCTGGACCTCTCCTATCAGATGAGATTGCAGGTAAGTTTGTAGAAGATTATGAGTATACTTTCGGTTTAGGAGATCTCGATCAATACAATGGTAGATTCTGTAAGACTCCAGAGTATCCTAACGGTAGATATTGCTACTTTGTAACTATTGATGCTACAGAGGCAGGCAATCCTGTATTCCCATATATTCTCGGACCAAGTTTTAACTCGGTTGTTGATACCTGGAATCTTTCTACGAGTGCTGTTCAGCAAAATATTCCTGTTGGTGTTGTTCGTTATCGCGATCCCTATGAGAATGTAGATATTGATGTTGAGAGAGCACCAAATGCATCTACTAATGGATTGACATTGGAAAATGGAGATCTTCTAACCTTTGACGTAGAAGACGAAAATAGAGATGGTGTTATCACTGCAGACGAAATTGCAGATCCAGATCAAATCTTTGAAGAATCTCCATTACAACTGTTTGATTACTTCCCAACAGTAAAACTGGACTCTAAGGTTGATATTGAAGTTGAAACTATTACTAAATTTGAGGATGCTTCAATTACAGGATTTGTTGTTGAAAATTCTGGTATCAACTATCAAGTAGACGATAGACTTATCTTTGATAATACAGATACTGGTGGCGATGGTGCTTCTGCACGAATTTCCAGAATTAAGGGAGAATCAGTTTCTGGATATACCTTTGAGAATGTTAGTGGTGATAATTTCGGAGTACTAACTACTAGTGTTCCACATAACTTACAACTCGGCGATTCCGTTTTTGTAGATTATACTCCTATAATGGATAACACAAATAAATCATTTGTAGTTCGCCAATATAAAGGTATTGAAGAGATTGTAATTACACAATCTGGTTCTGGATATAACGAAGATATTCCTCCTTCTCTCATTATTGATGGAGATGGCGTTTCGGGAGATCTTGAAGCAATTGTTACTAGTGTCGGATCGATTGATACGGTAAATATTCTTAATTCTGGTTCTGGATACAGTGCTAATCCTAGAGTTATTACTAGCCATCCTCAAGTATTCAAAAAAGCAGAATATATTGTTTCTAAAATTGAAAACAATGAGAATGTAAAAGTTAATGATGTATTTGTAAACAGTGGTAAAGAAATTTTCATCTGTGGTAAAACTTTAGATTCTAGTGGCAACAGTGTTGCATTTGTTTCCAAACTTTCCACGACAGGTGTTAAAGAATGGGAAAAAACGTTAGAACTTACTTCTGGAACCGAATATGCAGAGTTCCAGAAACTTTATGTTGATGGCGATGATATCTGGGTAGTTGGTGTCAACCGTCCAAATATCTTAGTTTTGGATGCATATAATCCAGATATCATTTTAGTGAAGTATACACAATCTGCCAATGGATTGAGTGCATCACTTCAGTTCCAAAAAGGATATTCAGGAATCTCTGGTTCTACTAGAGCTGATAATATTACATGTATTAAGAAATACTCAGATACTCGATATGTAATTGGAGGATTTACTAATACTAACTCAGGAAGTCCTTTTGATGCATTTATTGCTTTAGTTGATACTGCTGGTAGTTTTGCAATTAAGAGAAAAATTGCTTCTGTAGATGATTCTGAAAAACTTACCGATATTGTTGTAAGTGGTGATGATATTTACTTCACCTTAGAAACTTCTAATACTATCAATGATAACAATGTTAATGTTGCCTTTGGTAAAGCACTTGTAGGAGTCAATGCAATTGAGATTGACTTTATTAAAGAGTATAGTAATGCTGGATATTCATTCTTAGATAGTAGTCTTGCTATTGATGAATTTAATGAACTTTATATCAATGCCACACTTAGAGCAAAGAGTGATAATGTCACTAGAGACAGTGTTTGGGTTGGTAAAGTTGATGTTACTGGTGATTTTGTTTGGAACTACAGGTATCTTGCTCCAGGTAGAGATGTAAATGCTATTGGACAATGTGCTATCGATATTTTTGGCGATTTAAATATTGCTTTCAATAGAGTAGATAATACCACTGGTCTTAAAACTGTAGATACAGTTAAGATTGGATATGATGGTGTAGTCAAAAATCATACAACTAATGAGTTTAATGAGAATAGAGTTGTTGGCATTACAGCAAATGCTATGGATGTGGACAACTCTGGTGATGTATATGTCTTTGGTCAAACTTCATGGAACAGAAACGAATTTTTACTTGAGTTTACTGGTGGTGCTACTACAGATACCTTTGGTAACTATACCCCGACGTTTGTTGGTAATGATGCAACACAGTCACTGCATTTAGATGGTGGACTTGCAAAACTTTATGGTAGAGATATTGCAACTCCTGCTAATTGGGAAAATGCATATATTGAATTCCCCAACAACACCTTAGGCAATTCACTTAATGAAAACTGGACTTTAGAGTTCATGTTATATCAGGATTCTGCTTCTACTGATACACATAATCAAGATCAACAAACTTTAGTTGCTATTGGTGATGCTACCGATGCAACTGGTGGTCTCTGGTTGTATTATGATCGCACTTCAGCAGGTCCATCTGGAAAATTGGAGTTGGTTGTAACTAACAACACCACATCTATCAATTCTTCTAGCGGTGCAGTACAGTCTACGCTGTCTACAATGTTTGCTGATGATACTTGGCAATTTATTGGATTGAAGAAGGAAGGTAATGTATTTACAGTTTATGTAAATGGTATTAGTGTCATTACTGCTACTGTTGCTGATACATCCTTCACATCCAAGAAACTTTATATCGGTAATATTGCTGGTAGAGATGGAACACCTGGAAGTTACAGAAAAGATGAGCAAGGTCAGTATTTTGTAGATAATCTCAAACTGAGAAATCGTGCAATTGTTCCTACAGTTCCTTCTGACGTATCTGTTCTACCTACTAATGGTGCATTTGCTTTAAGTTATAGTTGGACTGATACAGCATGGTTCAGTGCATACAATGATGTATATGATTATATTGATTTTTCTGGTTGGGGTGTAAAAGTTGATAAAGATGCTGATGCCGCAAGAATTGGTGATCAAGGTATTCAACTAACTACTCAACTTGGGTATGTTCGTACTGCAGTTACTCCTGTAACAGGTAGTGCCTTAACTATTGGTAATACAGGATTCGCTTTAGGTTCTTTAGGTCTTCAATCTTTAGATTTTGATGACGCATCAACTGTAATGGTAGAAGATACCGAAACATTGACATATACTAAAGATATTTGGAGTACCAGAACTGCCACGATTCCTTCTCCTGGATCACAGAAACTGATTATTAGTGCAGTTGTTAAGGATAGGTATTACTTTAAAATTACTGACACCGTTAAAATTGACAATGTTCAAATTTTAACTATTAATCAGGCGTTTAGATTCACTGTCGGTACAAAGTTAACTTTGAATGACTCTAGTGGAGCTTTTGTCAATAGCGGTTATATTACAAAAGTTGATAATGAAAACAATAAAGTATATCTTGCAATTAATAACAATTCTTGGACTAATGACTTAAATGCGGGTCAACTTTCCACATCTCAATTTAGTGAGCAAGATACCTATGGTATTGTTGGACCAATTCCTCTTGATATCAACCAAATCGATTCATATACATTTGCTCAAGTAGATAATACTACTCCTGGAACTTTTACTATCGATCTCGACAAGTATAACTTGGATGGTACTTTCAATGCAGCAGGTGGTCAGAATCTAGATTCCTTTGCTCAGTTCAAACCATATTCCGACGATGATTATGCAGTTAGAATTGATGAAATCTCAGGATCTTCTACATTCATTGTAGGATCTGTAGTTACTATAAACGGTGGAGACATTAGTTATAATGCTGCATACAGCACAGCAACTATTACTAATCTCACTGGTGTACTTAAGATTACGTTAGTTGCTAATCTAACAAAGATTCTTAGAGTTACTGCTGTAGCAAATAGTGATGAAGTCTATGTCATCACAGGTACTAGACACTATTTGACTCCTGGATCTATGTTGAACTTGGATGGAAATCCATCTGAAACTGTTGGTGGAACTGTTTATGATGAATATGATGGTTCATTCCCTGTAGATACTGTAATTAGTCCTCTAGAGTTCACATACAAACTTCCACAGGCAGCAATTACAAGTCCTGCTACTAGTGCTAGTGATGTTAGCATCTACATCAAATCACCTGTTTTGAAAATGTATTATGGTCACCAGTATTTGTTTGACCTTAGTCACTCTTCAATGGTTGGTGGTAATTTATCTTTCGCAAAAGATCCTCTTTACAAACTTGAGTATTCATTCAACTCTATTGAAAGAGTTGGAATTCCTGGAGTAACTGGCGAAGGTGCCACTACACCTACCGTTAAGTTCAAAGTTGATGAAGATATTGTAACAAACATTTCGTACTACTTCGATCCCTCTAGGGTTGGTGACAACGATTCACCTATCATTCAAGGTAGTTATCTTGATGTTGTTGGATCTCCATATAGAGGAACATTCCAAGTTAGTGGTATTGATGGTGCAACTATTACTAGAGGAGCAGATCAGATCAAATTCCCTCTAGTAAATGAACCCGAAGGTAATGCTGACGTCTCTAGAGTATCTTATTCAACTAGTTCTAGAAGAGCAGTTGGTTCGATCGATAGCATTCGTATTGTTAATCCTGGTGGATTCTACACAAGACTTCCGATTGTTTCCAGCATTCAATCTACAAGACAGATTGAAAGAGTTACCATCAACGAACCTGGTACTGAATATGCTGTAGGACAATATACAGGCGTTCCTATTGCTGGTGATGGTGAAGGTGGTTTCGTCACAATTACAGTTGCTGATGGAACTGATAGCGAAGGCGGTGCAATTCCTGGACAAGTTCAAAGCGTTCTTGTTACATCAGCAGGAAAAGGATATACCACAGCATCTGTTGACATTGATTCTATACCAGGCATTCTTGGTGCTGGTCTAACTGGTTCTGGTGCTGAAGTTACTGTAGTCATCCCCCCATTTGGAACAGCGGCATCTATCTTTACTGTAGGTTCTAGTGTTGGTAAGATCAAAAAACTGAAAAATAATAACTTTGGTTATGATTATCCCCATGACTATACATTACGTCCTGAAATTACATTCCCGATCAATGCACAGTTAACATCTACTAGTATTTTGGATAGTGTTACAGTCACTGATCCTGGTTCTGGTTATTCTCAGGCACCTGCAGTTATTATTACTGGTGGTGGCGGTAGTGGTGCTATTGCCCAATCCACTATTAAGAATGGTCGTTTGGATAGGATTGAAGTTAAAGATCCTGGTCTTGGTTATTCGTCTACACCAGCTGTAGAACTGAAATCTTCCTTTAACTATGTTGTTAACCTAGATTTGGGACTCTTACAGTTCTCCTTCCCACATGGTATTGCACAAGGTTCAGAAATTACTCTTAATGTAGTAGATACTGGCGATGGTGCAGATTTCCCAATCGCTGCTGGTGCAGTTGGTAGATTGAACGGTCTTACTACTTATTATGCAATTGCTGGAACGGCAAATTCTCTTGAAGATGATCAGTTAAAATTTGCGATTACTCCAGCAAACGCAGCACTTGGTGATGCATTAGCATTTACTAATGCTGGTACAGGTCGTCAGCAAGTTCTTACAACATCTTTCGGTGGTGCAGCAACAGCAAATGTTATTACATCAACTTTCCTTGAGGGTGAGCAAGTTTATCAAGGCAGTTCCTTTGAAAATGCTACTGCATTTGGATTTGTCTCTACAAATAACGGTTGGCAAGTTGGACCTAGAATTGTAAAAATCGTTGATTACACTGGAGACTTCAACATCGGTGAATCTGTAACAGGTGTTATTTCTAAATCTTCTGGTACTATTAGTTCCTTGAATATCGCTACTGGTGTTCTGGATGTTGGATCTATTACAGAAACCTCTGGTCAATTTATTGATGATGTTGGTAAACCCTCTGAGATCATTCAGAAGATCCAAGACTCCTATTATTATCAGGACTTCTCTTATGCAGTTAAGTCTGCAATTTCAATCAATGATTGGAAAGATATCCTTATCAAGAATGTTCACCCTGCATCATTCAAAGTTTTTGGTGAACTTAATCTAAATGAGTATGGATTTGTTCCTAATAAGGAAACGTTCTTCCAACTGACAAAATCAGTTGAACTTGCAAGACAAGCAACTGTTCCAAATATTCAAAGTTTTGCTCTGGTTGAACCTGTATATACTGCGTTCGATAATACTGAGGTATTGTTCCGTCAGAAACGACTGACTTCTTCGGAGAACATCTTAACATCAGTTGTTCAAAGACTTGACGATATTTCTAATCTATTTGATGGTGAGAGAATTGCATTCCCACTACAAATTGATGGATCAAACGTTGTTGCAAACGCAAATCAGTTGATGATCATTTTGAATGGTGTTGTACAAACTCCAGATACAGCATTTGAAGTTCAAAACGATTCTATTGTCTTTGCCGAACCACCTCAACCTCCTGCTAGTGTCAAGTATGTAAATGTAACTATTCAACCAATTCAGGTTTATAAATTTACAATCACTAATAATAGTGGTATTTTCCCAAGCACTAATAACACTGTCCTAGGAACACAGTCTGGATCAAGACTTACTGTTACTAGTGTTGTTGGTGATGATATCTTCGGTTTTATTGCCGAAGGTAATGTTGGTATTGTTACTGCACTTGATAATGCCACACTAACTGGTGGTGCTGGTTATACTGATGGAACTTATACAAATGTCTCTACAACTTCTAGTGGTGTCGGTACAGGACTTACTGTCAATATTACTGTTGCTTCTGGTGCTGTAACACAGGCAAGTATCAACAGTGTTGGTGTTGGATATGCATCCTCCGAAGTTATCACAATCACAGGTGGTACTACATCAGCAACTATTGCAGTCACTAGTGTTAGTGGATTCAATATCAACGAACTGATCAGTGTTGGTGCAACTGGATTTACTGCAACTCTCACAGAAATTACTCCAATATCCAATCTCAATCTGTTTAGTTTCAATGAACAGATTAAGAATCTGACGGGTAAAATTGCTATAGTTGAAGAAGTTAACCTGGAAACAGGGGACGCTGTTCCTCTTGCAGATTTAAGATACACTATTGGTGCAGGAACAACTTCTATTGAAATTATTGCTTCTTCTGCACTCTATGATACTGCAGTTCCAGAAGGAGTATTTACTATAGGTGCTAACTATCAACTGGGAGCAGAGATTGTTACTGTATCCGATGTTACAGTTGGACCCGATTCAACTACGCTGACTGTACAGAGAGGACAATTAGGAACAACTGCAACTTCTCACCAAGAAGATCTGCCTGTATATGGTACTGACATTAATATTACTAATGAATTGGCATTGAGTAAGACCGTAGGTACATATCAGTCAAAACCTGGTCTATTCGATATTCAACTCGATGATGTCATTATTGGATCTCAGTCAGGTGTTGTTGCTAGAATTACCTCAACATCTGCATATCAAGATCCCGTCACAAGCGAGTTTATTGAACAGGTTAATATTTCTGATGGATCATCTTTCTTTGGTCTATTGTTCAACAGATTGACGTCTGCTTCATATCCTAATGTTATTCTTGATAATATTTCCGAGTCTCAAGTAAATATTGTCGATTTTACCGATAACACTACAGACTTTGATGCCAAGTTCCCTGGAACTGAGTTTATTAGCAATTTAGTTATCCCTTATGACAATGCTACAGGTACATTCCAAGAAAACGAAGTTATTCGCAACTACAAACTTGGATATGGCAATGTAACAGGCAGTTTCAACTCTGCTGAGGATATGGTCACCAAGAAACTTGCTTTTGATGGTAGAGTTGGGTCTGGATTCTTCCAACTCGGACAAGTCATTAGAACTCAAGATACTAAAGGTGAGGTTATTGGATACAATCAAGCACTTTCCACAATCTATCTGGGTAAAGTAGGTAGAACTCTTTCTACTGGCGAAGATTACCATCAGGTTACTTTTGCGAACAATGCTCAATTAGATACCGATCAAAGTCATTATGGATTGACGTCTCTACTGCTTGACGGTACTGGAGATTATCTGTCTATCCCAACTTCTACTGAATTTGGTTTTGGTACGGGTGCATTTACAATCGAATGTTGGATTCGTCCTTCAAGCGTTACAGGAACTCAGCAAATCTTTGATTTTAGAGCGACTGCCACTGAAGTTTCTTCAGAACTGCTACTTGTAGGAACAAATCTTAACTACAGAGTTAACGGTTCTACTACAATCACTGGAACGGCAACTCTTGAAGTAGATACTTGGTATCATGTCGCTATCTCAAGAAATGCTGCTACAACTAAGTTATTTGTTAACGGAACACAGGATGGTGGAGATTTTGCTGATGGTGGCAACTACGGATCCACTAAACCAATCATCATAGGTGCCTCCTATGCCTTTGGAGACGGTTTCGCTGGTCATATCGATGAGTTCAGAGTATCTAACACTTCGCGCTATCAGACGACATTTACTGCCCCTACAGGAATCTTCCAGGGTGATGCTAATACTAAGTTACTACTTCACTTTGAAGGTGCTGACACTCAAACATACATTGAGGATTGGTCTGGTGGTGAGTCGTTTACAGACAACGAAGACTTCAACAATGATGCCATTCTCAAGAACTGGAATGAAAATTCCGCAAATCTTCCTGCTGGATTCGCAGGTAAGTCACAACGATATTATGATGCTGCCAACTTAATCGAATCTAATAAAGAATTCGTTGCTAAGGAAGCAGTTTACTTACTGACTCAACAGTATCCATCACTCGTAATTCCTGGTGGTAACGTAAATTGTGAAGATGATGTTCGCGATATCCTTACTGCTTTGATTGAGGATCTCCGTAACGGATGTAATAGTCACATCTGGGATGCTTCGGCATTGTATGTT